ATGGGAGGTAATGCAGGAACACCTGTCGAACCTCAAGAACTTGGCGTTACAGGAACTGGTGGTGGCAACATCGGAACAGGAAATGTACCGGTTGCAGGGGAAACTTCGTTTAGTGGGAATGTTGGAGCAGCTCCCATCACAGGTTAAGGAGGCTATAGAAAGGAAAAATGAAGGGTGATTTAGACAAAGATGGAGTACTAAACGAGTACGAACAAAATAGAAAAGATGCTATTGATGCATCTATTAGAGAACAAGAAAGAAAAGGTAAACAAACTGGTGGGTCTATAGATGACCAAATGAAATCAGTTATGGAGCCACCTATGGTTCCTGATGAACAAATGGAAAACCAGTACATGAATTTTATTTTGGAAGAAGCATTAACAGAAGAAGAAGAAAATATGCTTATGTCCAAACTTGAACAAGATGAGCAACTTGAAATGCTTTTTGATAAAGTATTAGATGTAGCTCAAGAATTTGCTGGGTCTGGTCCTGTTGAAGGACCGGGTTCAGGAGTCTCCGATTCGATACCAGCAAGGTTGTCGGATGGGGAGTTTGTCTTTACTGCAAAGGCTGTAGAAGAAATCGGCGAATCTGAATTGATGCGTATGATGAAAGATGCAGAAGCTGCTGCAGATAGTAGACAACAACTACAAACCGGAGGAATGCCTACTGGAGAAGAAGAAGTCCTAGTTGCTTCTAAAGAAATACTACCACAGGTTCAAGAACCAGATATGGTAGATGTTGAAATTAGAAAGAGAATGATGGACCCTACAACTCAAGAGAGGTATGTCCGGAGCTAAGCATAGAGCTACCCTATTAGCGTAGGCACTCTATATATATTAAACCGAAAGGCGACCTTTACAACAAGCCCCAAAGTGCACATTTGGCTACCTTGTGAATGAAGCCCTGATTAGGAGGATAGATATGACTGAACAAGTCCAAACAGAGGAAAAGCCAAATCCTTATAACGCTAGAAAAGATTGGCACGAAGAAGATAAACCTTTTTCATCATCAGATAATCTTTATTTTGAAGAACCTGCTGATAAAAACAAATTGTTTAATACTTCGGATGTTACCGAGGCAGAAGACAATGTTAATAGAGAAGCATTGGAAGTTGAAGAGGATAAACCTTACAAACGACCAAACTACAAAAAAAGATATGATGATTTAAAAAAACATTATGATATAAAACTTAATGAGTTTAAAGTCAGAGAAGAAGAGTTAATAAACGAAGCTACTAAAAATAGAACTGAGTATGTAACTCCAAAGTCTCCAGAAGAACTTGAAGAATTTAAGAAGAACTATCCTGATGTGTATGAAGTTGTAGAAACTGTAGCTCATCTACAAAGTGAGTCCAAAGCAAAAGTTCTAGAAGAACGCCTTGGTAAACTCCAAGAAAGAGAGCAACAGATGATACGAAGAGATGCAGAACAAAGGTTAAATGAAAAACATCCAGATTTTGAAGAAATTAAAAATAGTGATGAGTTTCATTCTTGGGCTAAAGAGCAGCCTGAATCTATTAAAAAATGGATTTATGCAAATGCTAATGATGCCGATTTAGCTTCTCGTGCATTAGATTTATTTAAACGAGATATGGGTATTGGTATACCTGAAAAAAAGACAAAGTCATCATCTAGGACTAAAGGAAATGCTGCTGATATGGTGTCAACTAAAACAACAACAGTTGAACCCAAGCAGGAAAAAGTTTGGTCCGAAAGGGAGATTGCTGCTATGAGTGTTGCTGAATTTGATAAATACGAAAAGGAAATATCAGATGCAATGCAAAATGGTAGAATCGTAAAATAACTATTAAACTAAAAAAGGAGAAGTATCATGGCTCAATATTTTGAACCAAGTACCGATACTAATGCTAACTTTGCTAACTCCGTTAGTGGACAGGCTAATAGTTTCTTCCTACCTTCCGTTTATTCTAAAAAGGTTTTAAACTTCTTTAGGAAAGCCTCGGTAGCAGAAGCTATTACTAACACCGATTATACTGGTGAAATATCTGCTTTCGGAGATTCTGTAAAGATTATCAAAGAACCAGTTATCTCTGTGTCTGATTACACAAGAGGTTCTGATACATCACAAACAATGCTAACAGACCAAGAATTAACTCTTGTTGTTGATAGTGCTAAAGCTTTCAAATTCATCGTAGATGATATTGAAACTAACAT